ACTGTTTACTTTTCTTGGTTCATTGTCACACTTACTGCGACCTTAATATTATATCACTTGGATACTCCTTTGTCAACACTTTTTTTAAATTTTTTTAAAATATTTTTAAAGGATTAAATATTAGTCCGTTTACATGTGTCCATATATTATATCAAGTAAGTTTTATTAAGTCAATACTTATCTAAAAATAAAAAAGGAATCCAAAACGGATTCCTTATTATATAGTAACTTTTATAAAATTGAATTTCCTGTTATGTTCTTTCCTACCCATGATTTTAAAACATCTATACTAGGGAACATAACTTGACTTGCATAAGCGTCTCTCATTAATCTCTCGATATTTCCTTTTCTATTGTATGCTTGTCCACCACCAATTCTCATTGCAATGTTTGCATTTTCAATTGAATTTTCAGATGCTATTATTCTAGCAGTCATTATTTTTCTAAATCCATCTTCTTCTAATTTTCCGAATGAATTAACAGCTGATTCTAAAGCTCCTTTTGCAGCTAGCACATTTGCATATAGTTTTGAAATATGAACTTGAATAGGTTCAATGTCTGCCAATGAACTTTCACCGTATTTTCTATTTTTTGCATGATTCAATGCTGATTCGTATAATGATTGACATACACCTGAATAAACTCCTGCAAGTCCAGTCATAAAGTATATTACATCTATATTCACTTCATAAGGTTGAGGACAAGTTTTTCTGCAAATTTTAATTCCATATTTATTGTCTAATTTTATATTTTCCATAATCATTGGACAGGAGTTATTGCCCTTCATTCCAATTCCTCTCCAATCACTTTCTTTAAATGATAACCCTTCTGATTCTCTTGGAATTAACCGGTTTTTCATTTCACCTTTAGAATTTTTAGGAACTGAAATTAAATAGTAATCAGCATAGTTAGCTGATGTAATCATACTTTTAACTCCATTAATTGCTGCATGATCTTCAAACTCCTCCAACTGTGTTTGAGATTTGAATACATGTACTCCACTTTCAAATTCACTTCTAGCTAGTGATAACATTTTATTGTTTTCGACAACTTCTTTAATAATGAATTTTTTGAAGTCTTCATCTGCAAATGTTAAAACAAATTTTAATGCAACATTATGCATTGTATATCCTAATCCAACTGTTTTGGTAAAATAAATACATATTTTTAAAAAAATTTTTTATATTTTTCAAGAATGTTGAGATTTCAACAAATATTTTTTTAATTTTGTTAAAAAAAGTATTGGCATAGTATTAATACTATGTTATAATATAGATACAGTAAGAGAGATACTGAATTAATTAAAAGGAGATTTTAAAAATGAAAGAAACTGTAAAAATAAGATTTGGAATAGATAATGTATTATATGCAAAAAGCGGAGAAAAATTTGCAACATTTGTAATAGCTGTTGCTGAAAATAAGGTGATTTATGTACCAGATTTTAAATGTGAATTTGGAACAATAAGAGATGAACACGGTTGGGCATACTGTTTAAATGCTGAAATTGAAAGAAAATATTTTAAATTGTATAATAGTAATTCTCAAAAGTTTGAAAATTTAGTTTTTAACAATGATCAAATAACTTTTGAAAATTTGGAAAAACTTGAAGAAGAACAAACAAACAGCAATTGCATTTTCAAAAAACATTCTTTTATGAAAATGCACGAAATGTGTAATGTAAAATGTTATTAAAAGGAGGTAAAAATGGAAGAAAAAAGAAAAGCTTATAAAACAGCCGAACAGCAAAAAGAGGCTGACAAGAGATGGATTGAAAAAAATAAAGAACACAAGAACTATTTAAACAGACGTTCAAATGCTCGTGGATTTATTAGAACGTTAGCTAAAAAAGAAGATTTGGAAGAATTAAAAGAATTAATTGAAAAAACATTGAAAAAGTTTTAGTTTTTTTTATAAAAAGGAGATAAAAAATGAATTTTTGCGAATATTTAAAATCAATTTACGACAATCAAGAAAACGAAAAGAATTTGGATAAAAGAGTACCATTTTTAGAATTGGAATATTGGTATAATAGATGTAACGATAACGAAGAATATTGTCAAATATTTGTAATTGACGAAAACGAGGAAATTTTAGCCACAATTGGAGAAGATATTGAAAATATATATAATGATTTGAATTTTATTCTTGAAAAGAATGCTTATATAAAATTGTGGGCAAGCGGAGTTAAATTTGGTAAAGTAACTAATTTTGAAAAATATTTTAAATACGACAAAGAAGAAGAAGTATTTTATGCCTTTGATTTTAAAAATAAACAATAAAAAAGGGGAGCAATTAAGCTCCCTTATTTATTTTTTTAAATTTTCGATGGATCCATTTTCTTCAATAATTTTGTTTTTGATTAATGCTCCTCTCTCGTTGAAAGCATATTGCTTGCCGTCAATAGTTCTAACGTAGTTTAAGTCGCATACTCCCCAATTGTTAAAGTAGAATGTTTCCTCTCCCACAGTTAGCCATTCTTCGCATAACATTTTACAATCTTTGTCAAAGTAATACCATTCGTTTTTGTATTTAAGCCACTTTTCACAATAAGCGTATCCGTCTGCTCCAAAGTAGTACCACTCGCCATTGATTTTTGACCAACTATTTTTCGCATAATCTCCGTTTGGTAGTCTATACCACCAACCAACATTGTCTTTTACCCAACCGATAGGCTCGTTGCTTCCGTTTAAGTAACCTTTAACCTTTTCTACAAAATTACTCCAACAAATACCATTTTTACAGGCTCTTATTTGTTCAGGGCAATTTTTTCCTGTCCAGTAGTTGTGTTGAACCATTCTGCTAATATCAATATTTTCTTCTTTTAAAATCATTGCAGCAAGTTTTGCTCCGTTTTCTACTGACTGATTATAATCTCCGTCTAAATTTACACAAATTTCTATTGAGATACTTTCAGTGTTTCCTTTTCCTCTGTTATCTCCTGCGTGCCATATCTTGAAATCGTGGTCGTGTGTTTGTATTGCTTCGTGGTCGTCAACTTGCCAATGCCAACCATAGCCAATTCCAGAACGTGCTTGTAAGTTGTGGTGTGCTTTTGCATTAGCACCAGCAGCGGTATTTCCTGTTTGGTGTATTGTTAGGTAGTTTCTTGGATTTCCTCTCCCAAAACTTACTCTATTTGAAACTGCATCTGATACAATTAATCTTTTAATATCCATAAAATCACTCTCCTATAAATCGCTATACTTTTGCTTTGTATAGTTAATTCTTTTGTTTAAAATTTCTCTATATGCTTTCATATGCTCTTTTTGATTGATTAAAAGTTCTATTTCTCGTCTATCCAGTGGCTTTGTTTTTAAAGCTTTTTCAAGTTTTATAATTTTTGTATCAAGTGAATTATACTCTTCATACATTTTTTCTAAAAAATCAATTTTTTTCATATATTTTTCTCCTATTTAAAGAAAAAATAAAGGGTATTATACCCTTTATTCTTCTTCTGATTCTGATACTTCTGGTAGTCCAGCAGTAGAAGTTAGTAAACTTAAAATTCCAGCAAGAATAACTGCACTTATAACTGCTTTTACATCAATTTCAGTGATTAGTGTTGATGTTCCAATCAATGCAACTGCACTTTGTGCCATTGTTTTAATCGCTCTTACTGTTGCTGCTTTTACCCATTTTTTTAAATTAAATTTTTTCATATTCTTATTCTCCTTTGTTGTTTTGAATTATTTTTTTGATTTCTTCTATAGCTTTATCAATCATTTGTTTGTTAGGATTGAATTGTCCTGCTTTCGCTGGTAACTTTATAACTTCTTTTACTCTTTCTTCGATAGTGCAGTTACCACCTAGAAGGGCATACCCTTCATAAAGTTGACGCAAGCAATAAATTTCTTCATTGTAAATATATTGCCTGTCTAAAATATCATTAGTATAGTTGATTATTAGCTGTCTTAAAATCGACCTTATCGAGTTACTTTGCTTTTCATCTTCTAACTTCATTTGCTTAAAAGCTTTGTTCAGTTCGTTTAATTTAATTTTCAATTCTGAAAAAGACTTTTTAAATTCGCTGATTTCTTTTTGTGTTTTTTCTACATTAATTTTTAAATCAACTACTTCTTGGTTAAGACTTATAACTGTACTGTTTAAATTGTTAATAACCACGACACCTTCATAAATGTTTTTTGCAAGTAACAAAATAGCACAAATTGCACTTGCATAACCGCCGATTTTTAAAATATCCACAATTTTGATTTACCTTCCTTTCTTAAACATTGAAATATACACAAATCGCCCAAAAATGCCCCTATTTTGCATTGTTTTTATTTTTTAATGTTATTATATGCCTTAATTTATAAATATTTAGGTATTAATTGCCAATAATTAGATTTTTCGCTCGGTTCTTCTCCGTTCTTAACATCTTTTACAGCTTTATACAATTCATTATAAAATTTTACATAAGTTTTTTCTTTATAGCTTAAATCTCTATAATAGTTTTCTGCTTTTTTGAAATTTTGTTCCCATTCTGGATTAATTTTCTTTTCGGGTTGCTTTTCAACTGTAATTTGTTTCCAAAAATCAAAGTCAACCAAAGGCATATTATTATATTTTGCTGTATGAGATTCTTTGCAATAAAAAACAAGCCCTGCATAATTGACATATTCGCCCTTTGTAAAAGGGACGCCCTCTTTCCAATCTCTAAAAAATTCGGGATTTTTTGCTTTTTGCTCGTCTGTTGAATTTTTGATAACAAAATCTAAAAGCCTTTCTGTTTGTTGTTGTAGTTTTTCGTCTGGTGTTTTTAAGACTTTACAAAATCCCACAACTTTTATTAATTCATTTTCAATAGTGCTAACATCACTTGCCACAACCTCTACATAATCGGAACGTCTGCCAATTACTTCATAACGTTCCTTTCCGTTTACAGCAGATACTTTGATTATCACTTCTGAAATTTCTTTTTCTTTTTCCATAATTTCATTCCTTTCTATATTAATCTATAAAAAATATCGCCCCGTCAAAATTCGCCCATTTTTTCCACTCGTCAACATTTCCGCTTACTCTAACAACGTCGCCGTTCGGCTTTACCTTTGCATTTGCTATACTATAATCGTTAAGTAATACCTTTATATAACAAGCTTTTTTTGGTACATATTCAGTCGGCAACGTAAATAGAGGAACATCCCAAGTAGTAGAACCGCCTTTTATTGTTCCTTGAAAATGTACTACATTTTGAACATCTTTAAAAAATCTTAATGATCCAGTTTCATCAAAACTACTAGACCAACCATTTTTTAACGTTGCATTAATTACTTGTTTTTTAATACCTTTATCAAGTTCAATTTCTTTTCTAAATTTTGTAAATAAGTTAATATCAAAAGTATTTTGCAAGCTTGCTTTGATACCAACCGCAAGTCCATTTCCGCTATTTAAAAAATCTACTAAACTAAAACTTGAAGTTATGAAAAAGCTTTGAGTTGTAGTTGTGAAAAAGTCTGTAATTGTGAGCCTAAACTCATAGTCTAAGTCCGCACTATTATTGTAAGCAAGCATATTTGTTGTCAAAACTTTATCTGTGCCTTGTTGTATAGTAAGCCAATTTGAAGTGCCTATTTGCCTTCTTTCAACTTTCCAATTGCAAAGATTTTTGCTTGCAATACTTGCCATTTTAAAGTTACGTTCTATTGTTACAGTTCGCTCATCTTTTTCAAGTCTTTGACCTTTAAAGTTATTGATACTAGGTAAAAAGTATGGTTCAACAGTTATATTTTTAGTAGTTGAAAAAGTCTTATTTCTGCTATCTGTTGCAATTATTTTGATTTCTACTGTTCCAGTTGCATTAAGTTCATTAGTAGTTACATCAGCACCGAAAAAAACTTGATTTGCAGCAAGTATTTTTATATTTTTAATTGTAGAACCTTTTATTCCTTCAGCAGTAGTTTTTATATTTAATTTTGAATGATTTTGAACATAAACTCCTAATGCTTTTGTTTTAGCATTGACATCAACAATTTCAACGTTTGAAATAGAAGGTTGTATTGAATCTGGAATTTTAAAGTGCCAACCTTTACTATAAGCAATTTCTCCAAATAATTCTCCGTCTTTATAAGTTTTTATTCCAAAATCTATATACATTACATCGTTATTTGGTTGTAAGTTTATATGCTCTAATGTTGGCACAAATTCAACATCTAAACTACTTGAATTTCTTGCTATATAGTGCCAGTTGCTCGTCTTTGTGGCATCATCTCCATAGATTATATACCAGATATCGTGAGTGATATTTCCACTTAAAAATTTGTCAACGTGTAAAGTGTGTAAAGAGTTTAAATATCGTGATCCGTCAATTGTGTTTTTGATTAAACTCATTCTTGGAATTTTATCAAGAGTTATAGTATCTGAACCGCCGTCAATTGTGCCAACGTGTCGTCCTCTAATGTTTGCATTAAATGTTACTATACTTGACAAATTTACTGATTTTGTACCGTCTGAATTGTGATAAATTCTTTTTGTAAATTCGCCTAATTTTAAAGTTTGATTTCCGTTTGTGTATAAGCTTGAATTAATGCTATAAGCTGTATTGTCTATATATACATAATGAGTTTTTGTTGATATAGATAAGTTATATCTATAACCACAAATCAAATACAATTTAATTGTTAAATCCGAATAGTTTTCTTCAACGTTTTGTGTTGCTGTCCATTCAGTTTTTACTGTATAACCAGTTATTCCATTTTGATAACTTCCTGAAAGTGCCATTATTCAACCACCTTTCTAATGCTTAAATTTCCGTTTGAACGTGGTACAATTTCAAAATTACCTATCCTAAGCGAATTTATTATATAAGCATCTGTAATGTACAATTTGTTTTTTGATAAATAAGCAACTTCTGCATCTGCTTTTAAAAAGCTAATTTTCTCGTGAGTTAACAGTGCTTTAAAAGGGCTATTAATATCGCCTAGTTCAATATTGCCGTTTTTAAATCTAATATATCTCGAAAAATCATTGAAACGTTGTTCAACAACTCGACCAGTTTCATCAAGTAGTTGTTTATAGTTATTAAATTGGAATAAAAATTCGTCTCTTGTTTGTTTAAGTGCTGTATTTAATTCTTTTCTGATTTTTGCATTTTCAAGATTAAGTCCGTCATATTTTTTTAATAAGTCTTTGCTGTCGCTTGATAGATACTCAATAGCATTATTTAATTCATTGTCAATTTTTTCTAAATCTTCAATAGCTGGTGTCCAAGACGTTGCAATTGTTCCTTCTTCAATTTTGATGTTTTTTACACAAAAAATAGGATTTTGATTAAGTTCTGTTTCAATTCCGATTATAAGCTCGTCAAAGTCTTTTTTGTCAAAAGTAATAGCAATTCTTGTGTTTTGTAGTGCTTTTACTACTGCTTTTTTATCTGTTTTAGCTTTATCTATAACAACATTAATATCAAAACCAGATAAATTTAAAAAATCTAAACTTAATGTATATTTTTTGTTATCATCAACTTTAAAATCGTTTAAAGAATAATATCCTCGCACTTTTGACGTTATTTGAGTATCAACATCTAAAAATTTGATAGACTCAAAACTTATCCATTCATCATTATTTTCTATTTGTGAATATTCAATATCTGTCGCTGACCACTTTTGCCATTTTGATTTGTCTATACTTGCTGAATTTCTTAAAAGATTTCTAGCTCCGATTTTTAGTTGTGATACTCTCTTGTCAACAGAATTATTTACATTTTGTATAATTTTTTCTTCTGTTTGTTCAATTGTACTTTTCAAACGTTCTAAATTATTATCTGTTAATTGTTGTTTATCAACAATACCTTTTATATTCTTATCTGTTACATCAAAAAATACTTTTGTTTTTTCCCAGTTTTCGCTGAAAACTTGTTTAAGTTTTTGCTCATCTGTTACTAAGTCGTCAATTTTATTTCCTAACGTGATTTCATTTTTTAAAGTATCATTTATGAATTTTTTAAGTTTTGTAATTCTGAACTTTTCTTTTGTTTTTGTATCTGAGTTTATAAGACAGACTAAGTCGCCTATATCTGCTTTTAAAAACTTATATTGCAATGTTTTGCTTAAATCAATTACTTTTGTTTCGTAAGTTCTTTTAAATTTGCTTAACTGATCCAATTTTTTTTGAGCATCTTCAAAAAGACTTTGAACGTTTGTATATCTGTTGTCTTCCCAGTACAAAGTTTTTATTTTTTTTGAATTCGTTGTGTTTTCAATGTAATTTTTTCCGTTATTTACACTTTCAATACCTAGATTATCGTTTCCGATTGGTATTATTCTTGTTATAAGTTCGTGGCTTTCACTAGTCAAAAATATTTCTTGTAAGTTAAGTTCTTTTGTAAAATATGTTCCTATGTCTTGCATAAGTTCATTTCCAACAGTTAAAGTTTTTTTCTTATTATCAAAAATAATTTCAACTTCAAAAGTTTTTATTATTTTTTGTATAAGTTCGTAACCGTCAATGTCGTTTCCTGTTACTGTTCTTTTTCTAGCATCTGCTTTGTTTATTAATTGCCAGCCACTAGGTAGCAAGTCGTTAAGCATAAAATCAACACTTTTAGTTGCATAAGTTTTCTGCTTATGAAAAATTTGAAAAACTTCAATGTCTTGAAAACAAGTTATTTCGTAACAGTCTGAACGTTCTGCAATTTCTTTTATTACAAAAAATTGCTCTTTTGTTTCAATATAGCCTTCAAGTTCAAAATGTTTTAAATGCCATTTTGGAATTTCAAAACTTAAAACTTGCAATTTATTTATTTCAAAAACTATATTTGCATCGTTGTATTCTTCTGTTGCAAATACTTTTTCTTTTAATTGATTATATACATTTAACATACTATATCAACCTTTCAAAATAGCTAATTTCAGTTGTAAAAGTGCCGTTGCCAGTAATTTGTACTAAAATATTTTTTGTAAAATTTGAACAAGGAAAATCAAATAGCTCTACAAATTTATAAGCATTATTTCCAATTGCATCTTTTATTGTCTTTTCTTCGCTGTCTATAATTATTGTTCCGCTTAATTTGCTAATTTTTACGTCTATTTTTGCATTACTTGTTAAAACTATATTAGTTGCATTACCAGTTAATTTTATTTTAAAATTCGTACTTGTAGTGTCATTTAAAACGATTTGAATTGAACCAGAATTGTTAAGTGTTTTTGTTATTTCATTTTTACTTAAAACAATGCAATTTGCTTCAACTTCGATTATTTCAAAACCATTGTATATTTCGTCTATGCTTTGTTCTATAAAACGACCTTTGTATAGTCGGTTATCGTTTAAATCAAGATTGCATATTTCAAGTTCTGATAATAAATTAGCTTTATTTCTTTTTATTTCTGCTCTTGTTCCAGTTAATTCTATTTTGAATTTAACAAGAGATAAGCCAATAGACTTATCTCCGTAAATTACATTATTATTAAAATCAAAATATTCTCTAATAATTTTTGATGCTTCTATTTTTATAGGTTGTAAAACATTAGCATTATATTTTTTAAAATCTTGTAAACTAAATATTTTCAATGTTTTATCTCCTTTTCTCTTTTGATAACTCACGACTAACAAAAGGAGCTGTAACTCTGCCTATTTCTCTGCCGTCTAGTTGTGATACTACAACAATTGTTCCGTCTTTTATTGATACTAACGAATTGCCGTTGTCGTCAATGTTGAAACTAGGTTTATATGAACGACCA